AACAAAAGATGATATGAGAAATTACAGGAATTTTAGAATATCAACGTATTGGAACACAGTTTGCTGGAGAATGGAGTTTGGGTGGATGCCACGTTTGGTGGATCTTGATCCTTTTCTATTTGAAACTTCTGCTGGTATGAATTTGCTTTCATCTATGTGGGCCAAAGTTCATGATTATATCAGACAATTCCCAAACTATATGGACGCTGATTATGTTAATTTTGATACTAGTGTTATGAGTATTAAAATTATCATAGAGTCAGTTAAGATCTTTATAAAGATTGCACAATCTTGTGGTGCTTCTGAAAAGTGGTGTAATGCAATGATGGCATTGACAATGGATGCAGCCTTTAATGTGTGTGATTGGTCTGGTACTTTAATAAGATTCTTTGGAGGAATGGCCTCAGGAATTTTTATTACACTGTATATAAACGGTATTGGTAACAGTTTAACTTTGAGATGCATTTATGCTATGTTGAATCCACAAAAGGGATGTTCTGATTTTAAGCAAAATGTCGCTGTATTAACATTAGGAGATGATCTTTTAATGGGAATTAGTGATAAGGTTTTTCCTTGGTTTAATTTTGTTACTATAAGCAGCAAATTGAAAGAATTTAATGTGAACATGACTCCAGCTGATAAGGTTTCTATTTGTAGTAAAAGTACTCCTTTTGTTAATTTAGAATTTGCTAAAAGAACTTTTAGGTTTGATAAAGAATTGGATATTTTTGTTTCACCTTTGAGTTTAAAGTCAATTTGGAAATCTTTGAGTTTTACTACACCGTCCAATCATATCATACCTGAGATATTGTGCGTTGAAAATGTAAGTAATGCCTGTAGAGAATTTTTCTTTTATGGAAGAGACACTTTTAATGTTCAACGTGCAAGGTTAATGGATCTCGTAAAGGAAGCTCAACTATGGGATTATGTAAAAGATACCACATTTCCAACGTATGATCAAATAAAATTAAGATATCTAGAAAATTCCAGATCTGTTACTATAACAGAGAAATGGGTATCTCAAAAACTAAGGGATTTTCAAAGCGGTCTTGAGCAAGGGGTCGCGTTCTTAACAGAACAAACCAAATCTACTCCAGGAAATATAGTTACTGGTTTGAACAATTTATCTGTAAGTTCAGACAGCGTGGATATTCCTGTTTCTTCACCAGAGTGTTCCTCTAAGTCATTTTTTAATGAAGAGCCGGTTGAGACTCAAAGGACAGATATAGATCACACACAGAGTGGGGACTCTGTGTGGGAATCGAAAGAAACACTAATCCCTAGCAAAAAAATTAATCAATTAAAACAAATTACCTATGATGCTATGTGTGTTGATCTGACTCATCACCACATGGAAGAAGGCACAAGTATGAGTCAGAAACTTAACAGTATCTATTTTAATCAAACTTTCTATCCAGATTGTGCTTGGTGGGATATTGAGGAACGTATAGGACATCCTTTTATGACAGATGAACAAATCGAAGAGTTGAACATGCAATTTCAGTCAATGGAAGTTACTACTCATAAAGAAGATGTAAGAACAGCGGAGTTTGTTGATGAGAATGAATCTGATACATTAATTCTACCTTATGGACGTAATGTTGTTCCACTAAGTGATAATTTAGGTATTGAAAAATTCTTAGCACGTCCTTTACTGATTGACACAACAGTTTGGAATTTCAGTACTGCCTACATGACTTCACATTTAGTTCATCCTTGGAACAAATATTTGACAAACACATTGGTTTCTAATAAATTAAATAACTATGCTTATTTTAGAGGTGACTTGTGTATTAAAATTACTGTTAATGCAACGCAGTTTGTCTATGGAGCTATATTGGTTACTTATAGACCAATGTCAAATGAAAATACTGTTGATTATGCTTATGGCTCATCTTTATATAATCCAGCTGGAGGTACTCCAGGATTGGTACAATTAACTCAGTTACCTCATGTATGGTTGTATCCAGGTGAAAATCAAGGAGGAGAAATGAAATTGCCTTTTATTTTGAATATGGATTGGTTGCCATTAGTTAACAATTCTACTTCTTATGCAACAAACATGGGTACTTTAACTTTTTATAATGTAGTACCTCTTCAAAGTGCAAATGGTTCAACTACAAGTGGTATTGTTATGAATACATATGCTTGGTTTGAAAACATATCACTGGAAGGTGCTACGAATGGATTAGCTTTTCAGTCCAAAGAAATGATCACAAAAAAGGATGAATATGGAACAGGGCCTGTTTCAACTGTAGCCACGGCTGTGGCAGCCATTTCGAGTGTTCTTTCAAAGTTGCCAGTTATAGGTCCATATGCTACTGCTACTCAACATGGAGCATCATTAGTTGCGAAAGGTGCAGCAGCTTGTGGTTATTCAAATGTAAACGTTATTGAACCAGTGCATGGATTTAGGCCTATGATAACAGGTGGATTTTCTAATGCCGAGATTCCTTTCCAAAGAGAAAAACTAACTCTTGATCCTAAAAATGAACTTACTATTGATGGTAGTGCTATTGGTTTTTCATCTGTTGATGAAATGGAACTGAGTTATTTGGTTCAAAAAGAAGCGTTAGTCGCCACATATACTTGGGCACAGTCAGCAACTGAATCAAACTTAATAACAAGTTGGCCAGTGAATCCTGTGTTTGCTGTTGCAGTAGATCAAACAACTTATGGAACGAATTATCCAGTTGTTTTATCTGCTCCAATGTCTTATTTTGCACAGCTTTTCCAATATTGGAGAGGAGATATTATAATTCGTTTGAGAGTTATATGTTCTAAATTCCATCGAGGAAGATTGCGTGTAGTTTGGGATCCTAGTGGTGACACTGCCCACAATGTTATAAATTCGGATAATACAAATGCTACATTCAGTAAGATTATAGATATAACTTCAGAAACAGATGTTGAGATTAGGGTTCCATATATGCAACCTGCTAATTGGAGTGTTGTTGAACCATGGACTCTTTTGAATTTATCATCTTATTGCCCTTCTCAAACAACTTTTCAACACACAAGCAATGTTACAAATGGAACGTTTGCTATATCTGTTCTTAATCAATTATCAGCACCTGTTACAACAGCAACAGCTCAAATATTGATGTTTGTTCGAGGAGCTGAAAATCTTGAATTTGGTGGTCCAACTGCTATTAATATAGTCAACAACAGCTTGTTTGCTTTTCAATCAAAAGAAATTACAGAGTTTGAAGCTTCTTCAAAACCACATCCAGGTCGTTACTTGCTGAATATGGGTGAGCAGATAGTTTCACTTAGACAATATTTGCATAGAATGGTTCGTTTGGAACAAGAATTTATTTTGAATGGAGCTCAATATAATCAGTGCTACAAAGATCATATGAAACTTCCACCCTCTTATGGTTGGAATTC